CCATACTGGCGATACAGTAGGTGTACGTCCGCGTTATATTCTTCAATAAACGCATTGGAGATTGTAGAAGACATTTTTTTAGCCTCAGTTGAATTACAGGAACAAAGCGGGTGTTCCTCTAATCAACATCGCGGGTATTCCTTGCGGAGCCGTTTGCGATCTTCGGGGCCGACAAAAAAACCGCTGCGCTAAAAGTATTTCAAAGTCAACTTCTACGCCGATAAAACTTTCCTACGTCATTAAAACCCATACGTTCGTAAAATTTTCCCGTTCTTTCTGCGGTAATTCCGGTAGAAACGCCAAGGCTTATAACTTTAGCGCCTTTTGCCTTTGCCCATTTTTCATAGGCTTTCAGCAATCTCATTGCTGCGCTAGTCCCTCTGTAAAAAGGCGTAACGTACAATGTTAAATCAGACGCCAGCAAATCCTTGCCAAACCAATGCTCACAAACCAAGCCGACAAAAAGACCAGCAATGTCGCCGTTTTTATCTACTGCAACAAAGCCGCAGAAATTGTCTTGCTCAATTTGCTGCCAAACAGCAAACATTTTGTTTTCGTCAAAATCCAAGTCACTAAAATACCCTTCTTGGTGCAATTGCATTCCAAGAACAGTACAAGCGCCTACATCTTCGGGGCGCATTTCTCTAACAATCAAAGTCCTTGCTGCTTAGAATACATTTCCCAATTACGGCGCACCATAGCCGTATATTCAGTATTTTCGCCAAATCTGGGATCAGCTTGCATTTCCCTAATGCCATCGCGGGTTAAAGGCTTGTTAGCTTGAGTTGTTTGAATATCGTCAGGCGCAAATCCACGATCTGCGTTTTTATTCATTATATATTCAAAAAATTCGACGCCGCTTGCGTCCGTCATAATATTGGACACTTTTTCAAAATGCTTTTCGTCAACATTGGCAGATACCCATTTGTTGACTTTTTCAATTCTGCTTTCTGCATTTTTGCCCAGTTTTTCAACTTCTGCGTCAAAACTGGTTTGTGTTTTTGCGTAAACGTCAGAAATCAGGCTTTTAAAAGCATCTTCTCCAACATTGTTGGTTTTGGCCCATTCTCGTAGAGTTTGATCTACTTCTTCCGCTGGAGCTTGAAATCCTTCGGGGTACGCATAGTCATCAACGCTTTCTGGTACGCCCAAAGATTTCGCGTAATCTGCCGCAGCTTCCGCTTTGACTTCTTCACGCAAATCATCTGTTTTCTTTGAATATGCCCCGTATAATTCGTTATACGCTTTGGCTTGATCTTCGGGCGAATTGAATTTCTCCAATAACCAATCTGGACGTCCTTCTGCTTCCGACGCGGGTGTTTCCGTATCGGGCTGGAACATCGACCCAGTATCCTGTGATGTTTCTTCTGATGCAGTGGCAGCTTCTTCAGTCATTTAGTTTCCTTTAGGGTTCGTTCTTAATCTGCGAATAATAGCCTGTGCTTTAGGCGAAATGTGGTTCATTGCGTTTACATGCCTAGTAACGCTTGTAGGTCGAATAGGATTAGTTGCTGGCACTGGCGGTAAATGAGAGCCAAGGCTATGAAGATTGCCTTTAGCTTTTCGTCCTTTGGGCGTTTTGTCTTGCATTTTATCTGCCTTTTGGTTTCGTTTTTCGTCTGTAATCAAGAATACCAGCTAGACGCCTCATGCCCTCTTGTTGTCGCAATGCTGCATCCGTACAGGATGGGTGCATAACGGCATTAATGGATATGGATTTGATGTAATCCATAAGAGCATCGCCATCGTCAGTATTCAGTACATTTCGGCAGAGAATGTTTATTTGTTCTTCGGCTTTTTGAGGACGCCCGTAACCGTCGATAGAGTTTTCAGCCAGTGACCGAACTTCCTCGATTTTTCGTTTAACAGCGTGGTTATTCAATAACCTGTACCGCCGCCTTTGCCGCCTTTTTTAGTCGGCTTTTTCTTCATTTCTTTTCCCCAATATTCCAAAAAACGTTTTTATAAACTTGGTTTGCTTTTGAGCCTTGTTTTAACCCTGTTGACGGATCAGGATTTTGCATAACTGCATGAGTAATATTTGCTACGTTTAAACCTACTGCCCCGCCTCTTGTAGCTTTGTTTATTTTTGCAGTTTGATGTTTAACTGCGGTTTTAAGCTGTTTTTGTACGTGTGGCTTAACTAAGCTTTGAAAAAGTACGCCCATTACTGCATCAGACCTTGTTGCTGTGGCGCTGCCGCTTGCGCTTGCTCCATTTGCGCTTGCTGCATCATTTCAGCTTGCGCTTGCATAGACTGCATTATTTCTGGCGCAGACTTATAAAGCTTGGTTTCCAAGCCCATGCGCTCCTGCATCCAAGTATGCAATTCTTCCAGATTATACATTTGGGTTGCAGCTTGCGGCCCGTACATCTGGGCGCGGATTTGAAAGTCTTGCATTAGCTTTTGTACGTCCTGTCCGTGTTGAGCTTGCGCCAGCGGAGAAATAGCCCTGATTTGAATAGCGCGACCATTTACGACAGGTAACTGAATGTCGCCGCGTTTTTCCAAGATATACAAGGCTCGACGCATGTAAGGCTGAATAAACTCATAGAACACCCGCGCAAATCCCGCAGAGGTGCGGTGCGCTAAATCAGCCATACGTTCTGATACTTCATAAGCTGTGGCTGGCGTTTTGTTGGGATCAGACAGCATATCATTATACATGGCACGTTTAATGTTTAGACGCTGATCGCCCAACACTACGTCCTGCATGTTAAAATTGCCTGTGCTTCCTGTAATTGGCTCAAGCCCACGGCTTCCAATTTCCTTGGTAACAATAGTCCCTGGCAAAAGAGAAATATTGTCAGCGTTTACAGTGCCTTCGTTGTCTGTTTGGTACATTCCGACAATCGACATTGCCGCGTTTTCCAAAATCATTTCCACCATTAGGTTAGTGGTTCTGATTGCGCCCATGGCGTTAAGCAGAGGGCCGCGCCCCCAAGTTTCTCCCGCTGCCGTAGACCAGCGAAATGCTATGAAAGGATTAGACCCTGCGCCCTTGGTTTTACGCATTTGCAGGATTTCACTGTGATTTTCGCACACAACTACGCTGTAATGGCATTCTTCATCGGCGTTATAGTCGCGGTACGTGTATTCAATAATATCCAGTTCTTTATCAGCACTATCCGTTATGTCCGAATAGGTTTTCATCATCTGTTCGCGTTTCATGTCGGGATAGCGAATAGGCAAATGTTGGGCTTTGACTTTCTGGCAACGATAAACGCCGCCAATCATATCATCGGCTCCACGCTCAATATAAACGTCTGTTATTGGAATTGCGCGGTGGTGAAACGCACTATCGCCCTTGCCTTCTTCAAACAAAAGAACGCCCGTAGAAATAGCCATATCGTGTAGGCTTTCGGCGGTTTCTTGGGCAAAATTAGAGTTCCAGATTTCTTCAAACACAAACTTGTTAATTTCGTCTAAATCACGATCCACAGCTTTTTTATCTCTGGGATCAATCATTGAAGACGCATCAAGCTTAACAAACTCGGTAAACGGCGGCATTAGGCCAGCTTGCATTCTGGACACAAATTCTGACACGGCATTTGCGCCAGTTTCGTCAAATATGTCTTCTGCTTTATCTATAGGATTAAGCATGTGGAAACGCTTACGGGCTGGCATAGTTAGACGTAAAGCATCGTCGTATAGACCTTCCAGCCTTTGCCGCTCGGTTTTTGCGTGATTGCGGCGTTCTACGATTGTTTTAGCGTCCATCATGTTTTGTTATCCAGTTGCAAAAAATGATCTGTTAGAAAACAAACCACCACCGCCTTTAAATTTACTGCTTGTTGCCATTGCTCCGCGACGAGAGGCGTATTCTTCGTTTCTTGCCGATACTGCTGCTGAACTTGATTTAGCTGCTTCACCTGCTGCTACTTTTTTAGTTTCTGCTGCCGTTTTTTCTGCCATAGCTTGCTGGCGATTAGCTGTTTTTTTAGCTTGTTTTGTTGAATGAATTGTAGCACCAGCGCTAGCTGCGGTTGCGATAGCCATCATTGTTATAGGTTCGCACATAATTTAACCTCTATCCAAAAAAGTTTCTGCCGCCAGCTAAACCAGCACTGCCTCTTGGTTGCGCTACTTTTCTAACTTTTTTTGCACCACTTGATGCTGTTCGCCTTGCAGATGAAGCCGCTGCGTAAGCTGGAGTTTTTGAAACTACTTTTGAAGCTGGCGTTATGCCTGATTGGTCTGCAAGTTTTCTAGCAAGTTGCTCTAATGGTAGCGGATTGCTACCAGACCCTTTGCGAAAGCCCGGACTTTGCCCTATTAAAGTGTGGCCCATCTGCTTGCTTGCTTCATTTGTGCACACAACTTTGCTCCAAATAACTCTAATTATCGGGACGCTTCGCTTATCATGGCTTTAAGTCAAGCCTATCTGCCTCTGGAAAGAATTGACTGCCTGTTCTGCTGTCTAGCGGTCATAGAACTACCGCGATTAAACAGGTTTTGCTTGCGATTTGCCTGTATCGACGGTTTGGCGTGTGGATTACGCCCAATTATCTTTTTGCCGTAGCCCATTCTGAGAAACATATATTGTTCTGCATCGCTGACGTGGCTGTAAATTGATTTTTTATCGATTTCCTCACGATCCTTGAGGTAGGAGTACCCGCCTTTCTTGGCATTAACCAAATATGTGCAGTTTGGAGACAGAAAATACGCGGGTCTACCGTCTATAAGTGTGTTTAACTGAGTTTCCACAGCCCCCACGCGAATAATAGGATCATTTGACCAAGCTGGCTGCACATCTAGTCCCGCTGCTTTGAAAATCTGGTATGGCGTAACGCTATCTGTAGTAGCGCGGTCTTCGCCACGCGGATCGCCCGGTAAAACTATAT